TGGCACCATTCAGCACCGCAAGCTCGCTCACGCTGGCGAGGCTTCCGGCAGTAAGCAGCACTTCCACCTGATTGAACTGATCCCACGTCACGGTGGTGCCAGTCGCAAGGTTGGTGATGATCGCACCGAACGTGGCTGCACCTTCGAGCCCTGCCAGCAGGTTGAAGGTGTTGCCGCCAGCTTCGCCGCCATCATCCGAGCGATAGACCGCCGCGCCGTTCCAGTCTGCCCCATCGGGTGCAACTCCGATACGCAGCAGGCCTTGGCTTTGCACCGTGTCGCTCGGCAGTGGTGGCGCATCCACAAACTGCACCAGCGTTTCCGGCACCAGCACCGGCGGCGTGATGTTGCGCGATGTCTCACCCGGTGGGGTGTAAAAATCGTAGGAACTCACATCCTCCGCCACCGCACTGATTTTCATCAGGCCATTGGATTCCATGTCGGTTTTCACCACCCGCATTTCATGCGCGACGCCGGAAACGGTGACGGTGATCACATCTGTGGGCTCCAGCCGCACATATTTTGGCGGCACGGTGAGCGAAAAGCTAAGGCGCTCCTTCCAAGTGCCATAGAGCGTAATATCCGCCACCTGTTTGGCCTGCGTTGCGCCCATGACAATCGGCAGATTGATCGTCACCTGATCCACCGCACGCACCACCTGCCGCTGCGAAACCTGCGTCACCGGGTCATAGTTAAATGGCCGGTCGAGATAGGTCACATTCACGCGCTGGGGCAGCTCAAGCTCCTGCGCGTAATGTATCTCCAGCACATCCTGCACGCCGCTCTTGGTGCTGGGGATGAGGTCATCTTCCGGGATGGATTTCACCGAAGCACTACCACGCGGCACGCATTTCAGAATCCCATCGCTTTCCACGATGTCGAAGAAAAACGCCGAGGTCAGCTGCTCAATGGCATTGCGCACGGTGATGGGTTGCTGAAGGATGAACCCCTCCAGCGAGGCCGTGAGGCGTGTCACATCATAATCCGAAGGCGTAAGGCCTGCGGCTTGCAGCAACTCCGCCACCACCGCGCCGAGCGTGGAAGCGCCCAGTTTGCCGTTGACCCAGTGGCCGGTTGCCCAGAGGATCGAATCCTGCCACACGCCTTCCAGATCAGGCCAGAAGGAAAATGGCCGTGCGTCCCATGTCCAGATAAACCGACGCGGCACCAGATTGGCGTTGCCGGTTTCCAGCATGCGTGCTTCCAGATAGTCGAGCGTTGCATCAATCGCCACGCGCTGCGCCTGAAAATCCACCCGGCCTTTGCTGGCACGCGGGAAGAAGCTCTCACTCGATGACGGATCATAAAACACGTTGGGCTGGTTGGTGCAGCCATCTACCGAGGGAAAGCCGAACTCCGTAAACCACACTGGCTTCATTTTGGCCGTCCAGCCGGTTGCCACCGCGTTCGGGTTCACATGCGTGTTTTTCCACCAATATTCGAGGTTCTTCCACGCATATTTGGCATCCGTGTAGTTCGTGAGGCCGGTGCGAGCCACCGAATCCGCATAGTAATAATCCCAGCCTTCGCCTTTCTCCCAATATTCGGTGATCAGCTCCGGTGTGATCTGGCTTTGCGGCAAGTCTGGCGTGATCGGGAAATAGCTATCAATCCCCACCACGTCGATATTGCTGGATGCCCACAGCGGATCGAGGTTAAACCACCCGCCACGGCTGTGATATTCGCTCCAGTCTGCCGCGTAGGTGATGATCGTCCCCGGCATGGCGGCCTTCACACTTCCTGCCAGCGTGACAAGGCGCGACACTGCCGGATAGCTGCCCGGCGCATCGGTGAAGCCGGTCATGCCCACCAGTTCCGAACCGATCACAAACGCATCCACGTCACCACTAAGCAGATTGGCATAGTGCATGATGAACGCATTATAGCCGTTGGTTTTCGTGAACCAGTTGTTGGCGTCCGTTGCATTCGCAGGCGTAATGCGGCCACGCCACGGCTTTGGCTCTGGCGTGATCGTATCCACAAAAATCATGGGGTAGAACATCACGTTCAGTCCACGGTTTTTTAGTTCCGCGCAGATCTGTGTCACCGTGTGATCCGAAGGCGTGCCTCCATAGGTGGGAGTGTCATCACCAAAATTCAGCACTACCTGTGCGGCGGCACGACTGATACCTGCTACGCTCCAGTCTTGCGGCAACACCTGCGTCGTCCCCTGAAACTCCACCTTGGGGATGATCGTGCAGGCACCGGCATCGGTGGATGTGGCGAACCATGTCACCACCACCGCCACCCATTCAAGGTTTGGCAGGTTCTTCACCAGCTGATCAATCGCCACCAGCACATCGGCCTTGCCGTCGTAATTGTGCATGTTGATGGATTTCTTATCGCCCGACGGCGTGAACGCACCGCCGAAATAGGCATAGTATCCATCCTGCTTGCTGGTGACTTGCGTGCTATACACAAACTCACCCGCGCCGGGGATGATCACAATATCCTTCACCTTTTCTTCGACGCTGGGGCTGAATTTCACCGTCCGGCGCACTTCAAAAGTAAAGTTCGGAATGCGGTTGCCATAGGCCGCGAGCGGAAAATCCTCGATCACCGCATAGGCCAAGCCACGATGCGCCGGGATGGTTCCGGCTGGCAGATACTTGGCCATGATGTCATCGACACCTTGGGTTTCATCCCCAAAATGGACGTTATACTTGCCCTGCGCGGCGGAAAGTTCTGCTTCCGTCAGCACCTTGCTATCCGCCCATACGCGAATCACTTCATCAATCTGGCCTTCGCAGATCGCTATCGCCAGCGTGACAAAATACTCATAGGAAATGGTGGTTTGACTGGTGGTGGTTTTGCCGCCACCGCCGCCACCTTTACCGCCGCCGCTGGAAGTTTGCGTGGTGGTTTTCTCGCTGCGTACTTCCTTGATGTCCGTTGCCCAGATCACGTTCCCGGCCAGCCGCATGGTGCCATACACTTTAGGGATCATGTTCCCGTAGGTGGAAATTTGCGCCCGAAGATCGGCAAGGCGAGGTCCCTCTTGGGTTGGCAGTTGCACGCGCTGGCTTTTCGGGAAAAACATCCCGGCAGCCATGCCACCCAGATTCGCGCCAAGGATCGCCCCTGAGGGACCACCCAGCACAAAGCCGGTCACACCACCAACGACTGGAAGGACTATATCAGCCATGACTCACTTCAACGGTTCGAGTTGTTCAGATTTGAAACGATAGGCATGGGTCAGCATTCGTACCCACGCATCGGAAAGCGGTTGCTCCACCACGCGCCCAGCGCTGGAATTGCAGTGGATTAAGCCGGGTCCGCCGGTCGGATAGTTTGAAAGCAGCCCCACATGCTGAGGATCACGAAACGTGCGAAAGAGCAGCACATCGCCTTCCGTCATTTTCGTCAGCGGCACTTCGCGTAGGTGCTTCTGGATGCTCGTCACCAGCCGCCCACGCTCAGGGTGCATGGAATAGTTAAACTCATCATGTGCCGAGAGCGGCGTGCCGGTTCCATCCTGCAAGCCCAGTTCATCAATCACGCCGATGATCAGGCCGATGCAATCCACACCACCCGCGCCAGCAGCGGATTTCTTAAGCCGCCCTTGATGATGATACTTCGTGCCAAGCCATGTGCGGGCTTGCAGGATGATTTCTGGTTTGGTGATTCTAGCCATTGCGGTTGCTCTTGCTCATGGTTCCTGCCGTGGTGAGTAGCGCGTCCACACCGGGGACATACGGCTCGCCACGGAAATTCAGGATATTGTTAAACTTCGCCTGACAGGTCTCATGCGTCTTGTCGCACCCGGCGATGATCTTGAACCCGTCACCCACTTGGATGGATTTTCCCATCGGCAGCGCCAGCACCACCTGCTTCGAGGAAAACTCCTTCACCTCCATGCGCCGCCCGTCATTATTGCCGCTCGTCCACTCCACTTCGCCGCCGGTGAACCAACCAGCTGCCTGCGTTAGCGCGTTGGCCTTGAACGTCTGGTTGCTCACTACTTCCGAAACGGTGGTAGTGACGGTGACACTGGCCAGATTCACCTTGCAGCGGCTATCGCCCAGCACGGCGCGGCAGGAAGGCGAATAGACCTCGCCAATCGTTTGGCTTAAATGCTGCGTGAGGCCGCGCACTTCGGCATGGAACATTTGCGCGTTCAGCGTGACTTCGCCCAGCCGCCCACGCTTCACCACCAGCTTGCCCTGAGACAGATCCTCGTAATTGACCAGGAATATCTCTACTTCAGCGTAGTCATACATTCCGGCCAGCAAATCGGATTCCGTGATCTTCGAGGGGAATGTCTGCCCCTCCAGATCAAGGTTATCGACGCTCATGTTGGACTTGCTTTCCACCGTGGTTGGCGTGAATCCAGCGATGGAATCATATTCCAGCGTGTCGATCACCAACGTGCGGTCAAGGTCGGTGAATCCAAGCTCCGCGCCATCCTGCCGCGTCAGGCGCCAGCAAGTGGCCAGTGTCGTCAGGCCACCGGCAAAATGCGCTTCGAGTTGTGGGGAGATGACTCTCATGGTATCCTTTTGTTTTGATAGGCGGTTGTATGAATGAAGATCAACAAAAAGCCTTGGTCGCAGATTTTCTTGGTCGTTATGGACTCAAAACCACGGCCATAGTCGAAGGATCAGCCAAGACTCCTGACTTTGACGTATCGGTGAACGGTACGCGAAAATTTTATTGTGAATTAAAGTCCCTGGACGATACATGGCTGGATGAACAGCTTGCAAAAGCTCCACCCGGTGCGATTGCGGGCGGTGCAAGAAACGATCCTGTCTTTAATCGTGTATCCAAATCAATAGAACGTGCCTGCAAGCAATTTGAAGCAATAAACCCTGACTGCGAGCATCCAAACGTGCTTGCAATTCTTAATTTCGATGACATATCTGATGAATTTGACCTGCTAGCTGTCCTAACCGGTAATTTCTATGCAGATGATGGCAGCACTCATCCGATCTACAAAAAATTCTCAGAAGGTAGAGTGAAACAGAAAAAAGATACCATCGACTTGTATATTTGGATTCAGGTGACTAAAAACAATCCGTTGTTCAGTTTTTTTTATAATACTGATTCACAGCATTTTGAGGCGCTTTGTGATTCATTCAACTGCACACCATCGGAAATAAAAAGAGTCTACTCATAGTCGCACCTCGATCAGTGGAATGTTGTTCCAGCTTCCGGCGTTGAAACTAT